GGGGCGTTAAGGCGCTATTACTCAGGTTCTATTGATATTACCTACAACCAGAAAGATCGATATTTCTTGGTGGGTGAGAAAAAGAAAGTCAAATGTAAGGCTTGTAAGGGGTTTGGCTTCATTCGAGATGATGGGTGGGGGCATATAGATAAATGTGAAATGTGTGATGCAGAAAAAGGAGCCAGCCATGAGTGAGTTTGAGGGTAAATCTGGAAAGTGGGCTTGGGAGATTCAAAAAGAACAACAAGCGAAAGTGGAGGAGCTGCAAAAGCGTTTAGATGGGGCATTAAAAGAGACTCAATATGCTTTGCAGTATGTTGAAGAAGACATGCGCGGCAATCATGAATTTCTACAAATGGCAATGATTCGAACCCTTAAAGCTATAGAGCAAGTGCTCAAAGGTGGTGCTTGATGTCATCAGTCAGCATTGCTGAATACCGCAAGTTATTTCCCATAAAGAAAAATAAAAAGCGCCGTTCAGCAAAGCAAGTTGCCAGACAACCAAGTGTGGGTGAAGTGGTTCTGGCAACGCATTTAAGAGCATGCAAGATTGGTTTTGAACAGGAATATAAGTTCCATCCTGAACGCAAATGGAGAGCTGATTTTCTGATTACGGGTACAAAGATTTTAGTTGAGGTTGAAGGGGGTATCTGGAGTGGAGGCCGTCATACAAGGGGCAAAGGCTATATAGGGGATATGGAGAAATACAACTCCGCAGCAATGATGGGTTTTACAGTTTTACGGTTCAGCACAGAGCAAGTGAAAGCAGGCGTGGCGATTAAACAAATTGAGCAATTGGTAGGTGAAAAATGAGTGCAGTTTTAAAAACACAACAAATGGATTGGTCTAAATATACTATTGACGGTTGGTTAGAGCAGTTTGGCGCATGGTGTGAAACAGTTAGAATGAAAGGGGGTGATTTGCCAGATGGGCTTCATATCAATCAAATTTACTGGTTGATGCGTGAAGCTGGCAAAGAAGTACAAAAAAGTAAATCTTATATTCGATGTGAGATCAGTGATTATGAGGCGGATCAAATTCAAGCACTTTTACGAAGTCTATTAAATTCTGATAAAACAGATTTTACAACTAAGTTTGCATTAATTTGTTTAATTAAAAATAAGGTTGAAAATAAAGGATTGTTGAAGGTTGCTCAAGAAACAAACCAATCTAAAGCTCAGGTCGCAATTATGGTGAGTTGCGCTAGATTTTATTTATTAGGTCATGATAAAAGATTAAGACAAAATGGAGGTTCAAATGAAAACATACACTGTAAAACTATATGAAGGCGTTAGTCGGGAGAAAGTTAATGAAACTTTGAAATACTACCCTGATTATTTTGGTAAAATATCAATAATTACAAATGTAATTAATAATAAATTGCAATTAACACTAAAAGCATTTGAAGGAATCGACGTTATAACTGCCAATGATCTAATGATTAAAATCGTTGAACGTTTAAAAGCTTCTCAATTAGTAGAAAAGCATAATTTAGACTTGTTGACTGTCTAGACGCTTTATGGCATATTTTTGATATAGTGGACAAAGTTATAAGCGTTGCACCAATTTGTTTTAAAAGCTCACTTAATCGTGGGCTTTTAATTAGGATTTGAAAAAACATGAAATTTATCGTATATTAAACTTACTATATGATGTCTATTTCCATTATAGTGTTTTTCAGTTGAAAAGCTTAGTCCGTACTTTCCCCAAGGTACGGATTTTTTTTATTTTTTGCTATATAGTCCAGGCTGGTAAAAATGAATATCTGTGTTGGTGGTGAATTAGATGGGCAAGTGATCGAAAAAGAAGGCAGATTACTTAAGGCTTCTGACATTGATCCATCATTCAAAACTGAGTACTACAAGCAAGTTTTTAACCGTGACAACATTAATTATCATTTTTGGCTACCAATAGGGTCCAACTTGCATGAAATGTCAAAGCGAGTTTTGGATATTTTGAGAGCATCAAAAAATTAAGCTTAAAGTATATTGTAAATACATCTTCTAACTTGTATGATATGTCACAAATACTGCGCTGAAAGTTTTTTGTTTTTTGACCCGTTTCTTTTTAGAAGCGGGTTTTTTAATTTTTCTTTATGTATTTAAATTAGATGAAAGTATATGTTGCTTTTATTAGGTAGCTTATTGTTTACTTCGCATTAAAATTATTCTTTCTAAGAAGTTAATAAAATGAAAAATTATTTAATAGGGTTAGTTATTACTTTGGGTATTAGTGGATGTGTATCTATACCGTCCATAGACTTTTCGCAGCAAAAAGTTGAAAGGTTTAATCCAGTTAAAAATTGGATTAGTGTTGATACCGCTCCAGTCAAGGATATGCCAAATGGCAAAGAAATCTTTAAATTGAAAGGGGGAAGTGAAGTTTATGTATTCTGGTACCAAGATGAATGGGCGTTATTAAATCCAAATATGGATAGACAACAATGGATTGATACTAAATATTTGTGCAGTTTTGCTGGTTGTTATACTCCACCAGTCACCTATAGATATTCAAAAGGGAGTTTTGATAACAGGCAGCCTGTTTACTCAACTCCTCAAAGAGAATCAAAAGGCTATAATAATACTAGAACTAGAAGTTCTGCTACTACACGGACTCCAAGAAGTTATAGTAAAACGACTAATAACTCTTGTTACTGCACATCTGGAACTTATTGTGTTGGGCCTAGAGGTGGACATTACTGCCTTAATAGCACAGGTTCAAAAAGATATCTTCCACGATAAACTGTATAAGCTTTAAGAAGCTCTGCTAAATATCGATTATTGGCGGGGCTATTTTATTGTTAAGTATTTCTGTAAGATCTGAGTGTTGCTTTAAACAACAATAAACCTTAATGATCAGCGCAAAAGTCATAAGGGGAAAGCCTACTTGAAAGAGTAGGCTTTTTTATGAGAAATCATTCAAGTTCAAGTTGATTGTCATCCTTAGTAACTTTTATTTTTAATTTTTTGTATTTGCGTTTGTTTGGATCTAAAGCGGAGTTTGATACTTCATCGGCAAATTTAGGATTCTGCATTAATTCGTAATAGGTTTTATACCCAATACGAATTCTAGTTGGTGGGCAGTCAGTTCTTTTTGAGTAATATTCAATCTGCGAATTTAATTCGTCTAAAAGTGTTTGGTGTTCCATTGTGTTATTGATTTTGGCAGTTAGGTAAACTAAGGATACTGTAATTTACAAAATCAAGCAGAAGTAATTGATACACATTGTGTTTATAGGTTGTAATGGTTAGTGCATTAATAAGATTAAATGTGACTTATTTAACAAAAAAAGTGTTGAGTGAAATTTAATCAAAATGTCACATGGCTGGTTTAAATTATATTTATAAAAATAAAAATGATAGAAGATTGCAACGGACAATAACTATGCAAGCATGATTCTCAAACGATTGAATTAAGCTGACTCTAACAAGTTGGCTTTTTTTTAGCTATCGATTTTTAAATGTGCTAGCCGGGAAATACGGCAAAGCCTCACTATTGATTAGTGGGGGCTTTTTCTTTTTGTGTTAAGCTGATCTCCATAATTTTATGGATTAGTACAATGTTTATTTGCGTTGATGGTGAACTCAATGGGCAAGTGATAGAAAAAAGGGGCGTTAAGAACAAAGATGTATATAAATATTATAAAACTCAGTAATTGCATAATAAATTCAAATATTTACTTAAAATCAGGGTGACAGAATTTAAACAATCTTTACCTAGGCGAAGGATTTAGTAAATCAAATAAACATTATTTTAGACGGATAATTATAAAAAACGGAGTACAAATGTCGTGAATAAGAATGTAGAGCTAATAAATTACATTGATGTAGCTGAGACAGTTTACGAACGGGTATATGAAAATAATAAAATTTCAAATAATTTGATCGTTAATCTAAATCGCATTATGGCTGAGATAAAGAATCAAGCTGCAGAAAAAAGACTCAAATTGAAGTACAGCTCAATAGACTTTGAACATTGTTTAAGTTTGCCTTTAGCTGATCGCAAGATAAAAGTAGATTTAAGTCTTATACCTCATTTTGAAGATCGTGAAGAAAGTATTTTGTGGTTAACTAACTTTATTGGAAAAATTTGTGAGCCCAGAAAGATGCAAAGACAGAAAAAAAAACTTCATTAAGTACCTGTGAATTTTAGATGAACAGCCCTTAAAGCGGTTTTTTATTGCTAGTAGAATATTTAAGGTATCTTTTCTAATAGGCACATACTATTAAAGTGTTTTTTATTTATTTTTTAGATTGAAAAGATTGCTATTGGAGTAATTTAAATATAAAAATCTTTATTGATTGAGCGTAGTTGTTATACAGGATATTTATAAGGATTTTAAAATGACAATTATCACATTGCTTGATGTTGAGACGAAGAAGAAGGTGATAGTTCGGTCCGTAATAGACCCAATAGCAAGAATAGACAAAAAAGGGAATATACAAATTATTCAAATTCATAAATGGCTAGATGATGAATCTGGAGATTTTGTTGATGAAGACTTATATGAGGCACTCAACAATGGAGAAGTTGGAATATACTTAACTTTGCAGTATATGATCATTGATATTGAAAATTAATTATTTTTTATTTTTAGTCAGTGTGATTTCTTACTCTCTAGAGCCTAATGGTTACTACACATAAGACCTTATTAAGTATTACCTATTGATGGGCACATATTCTTTATAAGTCTTGATAAGTAAAAAAATTATGTAGGCTAAAAATAAAACCATTTAAAAAAAGAAATCTTTATCTATTTAAATATGAATATTTGATATTTTTAATTCAATCCCTATTGCTAGTGCTTAAATATTATGCCAATATGAAGTTGGAGATATTTCCGAATAGATATTTCCTATTTCAGGTCTAAGCGTTTTTTTTCGCTAAGCCCATTTCTGAATAAAAATAGGAAGTGGGCTTTTTTATTTTTGAATATTTCAGTATTATCAGTGTGTTGCTTTAAGTAACCCTAAACCTTATTGATCAGCGCAAATATCAAAAAAGGGGGAGCTTGCCTACTAGGCAAGCTTTTTAAATTGATAATTTAAACACAATAATCCATTTTAAAGCTCAATAGAAAAATCAAACTTTCCCTAGCTTTTATTCGTACTAATTTATTGAATATAATCGTTTTTATAATTTTTAAAATTTCCTTAAACTAAAAATGGAAAATTTCTTGTTGCAACATTGTTATAATAGGACTACCTTAAGAAAAATACTTTATAAAAATGAGGAGCTGCCGAAATGCCACAGTATCTCATGTTTGCGGAAAATATTTATAACAAAATTAAAGATGAGGAATTGTTTTCACATGACTGTATTGAAAATATGAACTTACTTATGACATGTATACGCAGAGAAATTGAGGGAACAGAATTTAAATTAAAATATAATTTTATTGATTTTGTTGAATTGTTTAGTAAACAATTAGATGAATGTAAAGTAAAAATAGATGTGAGTTTGATTCCTCCTCATAATTCAGAAGGTGAGTATATTTTATGGTTAGCTGGATTTATCGAAAAAATTACAGAAGGTGGACCTAAACCACCTCCGCCTATAAAGAAATTTATTCCAGAGTATATGAGCTTGAAATATGAATTAGATTTTTTACCTTTAAATGAGGAAAAAATTCAAACCGAAGGTAAAGAAATTACGGATTACTTTAATTCAAAGCTTTATAAGGCAACTTTTAAGAAATAATAGTTAGTTGTCTCTATTTTTAGCCACCGCCTTAGGGCGGTTTTTTTATGGGTAAGAATAATGGATTCTACAGAATACTTTTGGCTTACTCGGAAAAAAGAACCTAAAACTAAACCTAAAAGCCGGCCACTGCCAAAGCCTACACAAAAATATCTCGAGGCTGAGGCAACACTTAAGGAAGAGCTTGAGGATTTGTCGATTGGATTTGAACAGAAGTTTCAGCCGATCCATACCAAACACTGGCGCTTTGACTTTCATATTGTGAAATTGCGTTTGCTCATTGAAATTGAGGGCGGTTCCTGGTCTGGTGGGCGTAGTGGAAAACTGTCAAATAAAGCATGGAGTCTTGATCGATATGATCATGCTGAAGAGATGGGTTACAAAATAGAGCGCTTTCATCCAGACTCTGTTTTGTCGGGATATGTCATTAACTGGATAAAAGACGAATTAGCGAGAATTGAAGATGGAGCAGATCAGACCATTTCCACCGACTGATTTTATTGATCAAGCAGATGAAGAAGAAGCAATAAGACTAACACCAGCACCAGATCTAAAAAAATGGGTTGTTGCTAATTACTTAACTATTGGTGGACCTCTTTATAATCCCGATCATGATCACATAGCTGAGCTGCTTCACGATAATGAAGAATTTTTAGCATGTGCTTGGGCCTCTTCTGCATATAAAAGCAAGCAAGCTATGGTGTTAGGTCAGTGCGAAAAAGTCATGTTCAATGTTGGTGGATGGCGTAAGGCCAGACAAGAGCAACAGATGCGAGACTGGTTCGGCTTTGTGCCAACATACTTGATCACCATTGATGCTACATTTTGCGACAAAGCAAATGATCGTGAGTTTTGTGCTTTGCTTGAGCATGAACTCTACCATATAGGCGTAGAACGTGATGAAGACGGTGAAATGATCTTTAGTAGCTCAACAGGTTTACCTAAACATTATTTAGCTGGTCACGATGTCGAAGAGTTTGTTGGTGTAACCAAACGGTGGGGGGCGAGTCAAAGCGTTAAACGTATCGTTGAAGCTGCAAAGAATCCGCCGTTTGTTTCGAAACTTGATATTTCAAAATGCTGCGGAAACTGCGTAATCAACTGAGCCGAATGGCTCTTTTTTTTGCCTTCTTTGCTAGACGTAGCTAGACAAAGGTGGGGGTATGGCTGCACTTAAAGAACAGGTAAAAATATTTATTGTTCAAGCGCTTGCCTGCATGGATACCCCTCAACAGGTAGCTAATGCTGTCAAGCAAGAATTTAACATTGAGATTGATCGAAAACAGGTACAACTTTATGACCCGACAAAAGCGGCAGGAAAGAATTTAAGTAAGAAATATAAAGACCTTTTTCATAAAACCCGAGAGGACTTTAAAAAGAATGTTTATGACATCCCTTTAGCTAATAAAGCCTATCGGCTTAAAGAACTTCAGAAGATCTATGAAGACTGGAAGAACAACAGGCTTATGAAGCAAGGGGTTATTAAACAGGTTAGGGAAGAAATGCAGGGTTATGACCTCATGCTTTTAAATCTTGAGTTAAAGCAACTTGAGATTGAAAAGTTAAGAGAGGGTGAAGGTGATGAAGATCCAACACCAGTCAAGGTAACTATTCAAGTTGTAGATGCGAGTAAAAAAGATGCCGAACATCAATCCGACACTGAATGTACCTCAGGCTAATTTTTTGCAGATGGAAAAGAAGTTCCGCGCATTTGTCGCTGGCTTTGGATCGGGAAAGACTTGGGTTGGATGCTCCAGTTTATGCAACAAAGCTTGGGAATTCCCAAAAGTACCTTTGGGTTATTTTGCTCCAACTTACCCGCAGATTCGCGACATTTTCTTTCCAACTATTGAAGAGGTTGCTTTCGATTGGGGGCTTAAAACTAAGGTTTATGAAACCAATAAAGAGGTGGATATCTATTATGGTCGGCAATATCGAACTACAATCATTTGCCGGTCTATGGAGAAACCAGCAACCATTGTAGGTTTTAAAATTGGCCACGCCTTGATTGATGAGCTTGATGTTATGGCCAAGGTCAAAGCTCAACAGGCTTGGCGTAAGATCATCGCTCGTATGCGTTATAAGCAAGCTGGTTTGCTCAACGGTATTGATGTGGCCACAACACCAGAAGGTTTTAAGTTTACATACGAGCAATTTGTTAAAGAGGCAAATAAATCAGAGGCTAAGCGTAAGCTCTATGGAATGATTCAAGCTTCAACTTATGACAATGAAGCTAATCTTCCAGATGACTACATATCATCACTTTATGAGTCTTATCCGCCGCAATTAATTTCAGCTTATTTAAGAGGGCAGTTTGTCAATTTAACCAGTGGTGCTGTTTACCCCGACTTTGATCGAGTTCTAAACCACACGGATGAAGAAATTAAGAAAGGTGAGCCTTTACTCATTGGTATGGATTTTAACGTGCTTAAAATGGCTGCTGTGGTTTATGTCATTAGAGAAGGGAAGCCAAGAGCTTTAGATGAACTGGTTGGCGTGAGAGATACACCGACGATGTGTCAACTGATTAATGAGCGCTTTCCAGATCACGATATTACTGTGATTCCAGATGCTTCAGGTCAGGCAACATCATCAAAGAACTTCAGTGAATCTGATCATGCAATCTTAAAGAAAAATGGATTCAAAGTTGAAGTTAATGGTGTGAATCCCGGTATTAAAGATCGTATCACTGCAGTTAATGCACAAATTCTGAATGCTGAGGGTGAACGACACTTAAAAGTGAACACAAACAAGTGTCCTAACTTTACGGCTACTTTAGAACAGCAAGTCTATGATGATTTTGGAATGCCAGATAAAAGCGCTGGTTTGGACCACGTTGGGGACGCTGGTGGATATCCAATAGCTAAGAGATTCCCAGTCATCATTCAGAAAATATTTAAACGGCGCGCAATCGCTGGTTTTTCTCGTTAATCAATGCACCTTCTCAGGTGCTTTTTTATTGGTGTTTTTATGGCAGTTACTGATAAACATCCGCAGTATATTGCTGCACAAAAAAGCTGGGAGATTATGCGGGACGCCGTTGCTGGTGAAGAGCAGATCAAACAGGCACAAACAAAGTACCTAGCTAAATCGGCCGGAATGATTGAGGCTGAAAAGCAAGGTGATACGACTGGAGAGATTTATAAGGCCTATCTAAGTCGAGCTCAGTATCCGCTATGGGTTCAGGACGCATTACGCACGATGATTGGTTTAGTTTCAAAGCTGGAACCTAACATCGTAATTGAAAGTTCTCTGTTAAAGGGTTTGATAGAGAATGCAACCAATGATGGTTTTGGGCTTAAACAGCTCTTTATTCGCATTTGTTCAGAGTTGCTAGAGTTTGGGCGCTGTGGTTTGCTTGTCGATGTTGATGGGGCTGGTGTGCCATATTTCGCTCTATATGATGCGCTATCAATCATTAACTGGAAGGAAAACAGCATTGGTGGCCGTAAGGATCTAAAGCTGTTAGTGCTCGAGGAACAATTCGAAAATAGTGAAGATGAGTTTGGGCATGATACAAAGACGGTTCACCGTGTTTTATCTATGGTTGATGGTGCGCTAACTGTACGGTTATTTGATGGCTCTGTTGAAGAAGATAAAACGCCAGATCTCGGCGGTAATCAGCTATCTTTCACGCCGTTTGTTTTCTGTGGAACGACCGATAATTCTCCACAAGTTGGAACGGTACCATTGCTTACCATGGCCAAGGCAGCACTCAAGTATTACCAGCTAAGTGCGGATTATTACCAGTCACTTCACCATACAGCTCATCCGCAGCCTTGGATTAATGGACTTGAGGGTGATGAAGATATTAGCGTTACTGGTGTGATGGCTGTCTGGAGCCTTCCTAGTGAATCTCAGTGTGGTTATCTCGAAATTTCAGGTAGTGGCATTGAACTCACTAAAAAGGAAATGGATGCTCAAAAGAATTCGGCATTAGAAGCTGGAGCAAAGGTGATTGATACCAACTCACAAGAATCAGGTGAAGCACGACGTGCGCGTCAGGATGACCAACAAGCAAGCCTACATAGCATTGTCACTTGTGCTGCTGCAGCTATTGAACAAGCTATCAAATATGCAGCTCAGTGGTTAAAGCTGGATTCAACAAAATATGCATTTACGGTTGAACCTGAATTTATCGTTCAGCAATACGATATCAATCTGGCCAAACAACTTTATGAAGGTGCTATTGCCGGAAAGAACTCTTTCCGCACATATTGGGAATACCTGATGACAGGTAAATTACCAGCCCACGACTATCAGGAAGAAGTGAAGCGGGTTGAAGGTGAACGGGACAGTATGCCGTTGTAGAGGTGACGTATGGCTTCAAAAGAAGATAAATCATTGATTGAAGTACTTACCCAACATCAGGCGTACTTATATCGGGTGTCTTCTCAATCTGTTAATGAGCTACTAAAAATCTTTAATGATGAGTCAATATTAATGTTGGCAAAGCTTCGGGATTTGCTTGATGAATTAAATGATTCTGAAAAGATGGCTCTAGCAAGTGGACAGTACACTACAACTAATCTTAAAGAAATTCGTGATCTGATTGCTCAGTGGTTTATAGGACTAAATACTGCATTACCTGAAGCTTTCGCAGTTTCTGCTACTGCCTTGGCAGTATATGAAGCCAATTATACGGCGAAGCTATATGGCGGCAAGATCAAAAAGCCAAATGGTGAAAAGCTTTATGCAGCAGCTAAAAAAGTACCGTTGGTGGGAGGAGCACTGGTTGATGAGCTGCTTTCTAAGATTGCTGAAACTGCACGCCAAAAAGTTGAGTATGCCATTCGGGATGGTATCAACTCAGGTAAAACAAATCAGGAAATAGTTCAGCGCATTCGCGGCACCAAGCGGCTTAATTATGAGGATGGGCTTCTAAGTAGCAGTAAGACTGATATCGACCGTACGGTGAGAACAGTTCGTAGTCATGTAGCCAATCAAGCTTATCTCAATAGCTTTAACCAGATTGGCTTTGAATACGTAAGACTGGTAGCAACTTTAGACGGAAGAACTTCAAAACTTTGCGCAACTCTTGATGGTTCCGTATGGGAGATTAACGATCCGGCAAAGCGCGTACCGCCGTTGCATCCTAATTGCCGAAGTATTCTGGTACCTGTAGAGAAAGACGGGAAATTAGTTGGTGAACGGCCATTTGTTATGGACGAACGTCGAGTTAAAGACATCCCGAAAGAAGAGCGTAGCCAGTTAATAGGGCAGCTAGATGCCAATACTACGTTTAGAGAGTTCTTCAAGAAGACAGATGATTTCTTTCAAAGAGAATGGTTGGGGCCGAAACGTTACAAGCTCTATAAGGAAGGAAAATTTGATTTTGATAAGTTCTTCGATCCAGAGGGGCGGTTATATACATTGGACCAACTTCGAAAGTTGGATGAGCAAACCTTTAAGGAGTTGGGCTTATGAGTGAGTCAAGACATTTAGTGCTAAAGCGTCACCCTACTTTGAAAGGTTATCTGGTTATTTGTGATGAAGAAACTGGACAACCACTAGCTGGACAAAGAGCAGTACAGATGAATTCTGATGCCTTAAATGGACCTGCAACAATTACTGTAACTTTTGAAGCATATGGTGCTCATGGTGTTCGCTTACTGACTGATGAACCAAGGCCGACTCAAACAAAGCAAATGTAGCGAAAGGTACTACAAATGTCTGAAAAGCAAATCAATATGTCGGATGCTCAATATATTCTGAGCACAAAATTAATTCTGGTGCCATTTCTTCAAATTAAGATTTCAAGAGCCATGGCAATTTATGGTTTTACTTTTGAAAGATTAAAAGCGATTGCACTCATCAATTAGAACTTAATTTTTAACCTTAGCACCTTCGGGTGCTTTTTTTGTGAGAAGAAAATGATCAAAGAAGTAACAGAGCAAGAGTTAGCTGAAAAGTCTGTGGCACCCCGAGTAACTAAAGCGCAAATTGATTCATTGATGGAGCGTGTTACATATACGGTTGAGCAACGCCCCGGTGGCACGACATCTACTTTTGTCCATGCATTTTTAGATGGAAAGTTTTTCCTAGCAACGGGTTTTAGTGCATGTGTGAATGCTGAAAACTTTGATGCTGAAATTGGTGAGCGTATGGCTCGTGGAAATGCAGAAAAGTCAGCTGAAAATAAACTTTGGGAGCTAGAAGGCTACCGTTTATTTGCAACAAATTACTAAGTTTTCAATCGAAATTTAGCGTCCTTAGGGGCGCTTTTTTAATGCCTTGAGATAAGTCTTTACCCAATCAAACGAGAGGTTTGAACATGTCATTGCCATTTATTGTTGATTCACTTGATGCAATCAAAGAAGAACACCGAGCTTTATATGTCGAGGAAAACGGGAAGTTTCGCCTCGACTTAGAAGGTTATGAAGATCCAAAAGGTTTGAAATCTGCACTTCAAAGCGAGCGAGATGCTGCTAAGAATGCAAAGTTGGAACTTCAAAAACTTCAGAAACAATTTGAAGGAATTGATCCTGAAATTGTTAAGAAAGTCTTTGCTCAAATTGACCAGGATGAAGAGGCCAAATTAATCGCAGAAGGCAAGGTTAACGAAGTGATTCAGAAGCGCACCGAGAAGATGCGTGAAGAGCATGAAAAGTTACTGAAGGCCGAAAAAGAACGTGCCGATAAAGCCGAAGCTTATGCTCAAAAGTTCAAGCAATCAGTAATTCAAAGCCAAATTGTGCAGGCTGCAATTGAACTTGAAGCATTGCCAGAAGCGACCCCTGATATCGCCTTTTTAGCTCAGTCAAAGTTTGCATTAGATGAAAACGGCAAAGCTGTGGCAGTTGATGAAAACGGGGAAGTAGTCATTGGTAAAGACGGCCAAACACCGATGACCCCAAAAGAATGGGTTGAATCTCTACGCGAGCAAAAACCGTATTACTGGCCTAAACCTAATGGCATGGGCGCACCTGGTAGCAACAATTCAAAAGGTCAGCCAGACATTCTCAAAGCAGATGGCTCGGTAAATATGACCAAATTGGCGCAATTACGAAATGAAAACCCGCAACTAGCTAAAGAGCTAGCGGCAAAACACGGTATTAAACTTTAAGGAGTAAAGCCTAATGGCTGAGACAAAAATTGCTGATGTAATCGTACCTGAGTTATTTACTCCGTACGTATTAAATAAGACTGCCGAGAAGTCTGCATTATGGCAGTCAGGCATTGTTGGGGAGCTTGATGAAAAAGTCGCTTTTGGTACAGAAGGCGGTACCACAGTAAATATTCCTTTCTGGAATGATTTAAGCGGTGAGTCCGAAGTACTTTCAGATGGTAAAGCTCTTGGGGTAAATAACATCACGGCTGGTAAAGATATTGCTATTTTGCATGCCCGTGGTAAGGCTTGGGGTGCAAATGATTTATCTAAAGCATTATCTGGTGATGACCCATTGGGTGCGATTGCTGATCTTGTAGCAGATTACTGGGCTCGTGAATTTCAGGGGTTTACCGTAAATACACTTAAAGGTGTATTTGGGTCTGCAAGCATGGCAGGTAATACCCATGACATTTCGGCTGGTACTGGAGCAGCAGCCGTAATTGATGGTCATTCATTTATCGATGCATCTTATAAATTGGGAGATGCTGTTGATAAATTAACAGCGATTTCAATGCACTCATTCACAATGGCAGCACTAGCCAAGCAAGGTTTAATTGAAACTGTGCGTGATGCTGATGGTGTGGTGCTTTACAAAACTTTTATGGATCGCCGTGTGATTGTCGATGACGGTATGCCAGTGGATGGTGATGTATTTACCTCTTTCTTGTTTGGCCAAGGTGCGATTGGTTTCCAAGATATTGGTGCACCAGTTGGTGTAGAGACTGACCGAGACAGCCTAGCAGGTACAGATATTCTTATTAACCGCCGTCACTTTGTATTGCATCCTCGTGGCATTAAGTGGGCAGGTGATACAGGTATTGCACCTAATAATGCTGGTCTAGCAACAGCCGCAAACTGGGAACGTGTCTACGATCCTAAACAGATCCGTATTGTGGCATTCAAGCACAAGATCAAATAACAAAAAGGCGGGTAACACCGCCTTATCTTTTTGGAGATCCACATATGGGACTTTCATCATTTAACCGTGCACGGGAAAGACAACAAATGACAGAAACAAAAATTGCTGAACTCGAAGAACAACTGGCAACAGTAAAGGGCGAATTTATTGCCTTTCAAAATGATACCGAAGCAATGAAAGCACGTATTGCTGAACTTGAATCAGGTGAAGGTGGTCAAACACCTGAAGATGACCAAAAACCAAGTGATACTCAACCACAACCAATTAACTATGCTGGTCTAAAAGTAGATGAGCTTCGAGCTGTACTAACTGAAAAAGGCATTGCATTTGAAGCAGGTGCTAAAAAAGATGAACTTTTAGCATTAATTCCAAAGGAATAATTCATGAGCTTTATCACTGAACAAGAAGCGATAGAACATGTTGAAGGCTTTGATGCTTTATCTGCCAGTGATAAGGCTCAATACCTCCAAATGGCCGAAGCATATCTATTAGCACGTAACGTTAAGCCTTATGAAGATGCTACCCAAGTACCTGAACCTTTAAAAACGGCCTCCTATCAAATCATCAAGGGCATTATGAAAGGTGATCTATATCAAGGGCAGGAACAGGCACTAAAACGTAAGAAGGTCAAAGCTGATACGGTTGAGACCGAAAAGGAATATCAGGACGGATCAGTAAAGCTTAGTGCAATCGAACAATTCATTCTTGATTTGATTAAGCCTTACAGCAAACGAAAAGCTGTATTTTTTGTCAGGAAAATTTAAATGGGCTTACGTGAAGAAATTCAGGCAGATATTGCTGAAGCATTTAATGATGATTTAGCGGACGCCGTTCATTCATTTACTTGTGACCGGATCTCAAGAAAAGATTGGGATCCTAAAACTGAAACTTATGTCGAAGTTAAAGAAAACTATTCTGGTCGTGGCGTTCTGTTTGGCTCATACAGTCAATATGAGATTCAGACGCTTGGAGTACTGGCCACAGATAAAAAGGCTACAGTGCTGCAGAATGAAGTTACCAAAGAGCCAAAGATTGATGATGAGTGGTTAACAGCCTTAGGCTCATTCCGGGTAATTCATATTCAACAGGATCCAGCTTCTACTATTTGGAAATGTCAGTTGAGGAAGGTATAAGCTTGTATTGATTAATTTAGTTGATTTAAGCTATATACCTATTTTTAAAATACTTTCTTGGGGAAATTATGGGGTATATCGTTAAGTTAACCGATTCTGGTAAATATTTAATTCCAGACAATGAGGGATTGCTTACTACAACAGATTCAAAAGAAAAAGCTGTAGAATTTGGTCAAATAGATGATGAAGAGTCTGCTAAGTTAACTGCCCATAGTTTTAGTGGTGGAATGACAACTGGCGTTGATTTCATAATTGAGAAGGTGTAATTAAATTATGGCAACTCAAGCATATGTAATCGTCATTGAAATCCCAGAAAAGAAATGCCCAAATGTAAGAGGCAAAGCTAGTCTAATTAAAGATGGTAAGGCAAAAGTTTATCTTTCAAATAATACAACTTCTAGAGATGCTGAAAATGGCTTTGACCGATATGGAGTTACAGGTGGTCGAAATGCTGTAGTAGTAACTGAGGCAACATTTCCAAAATACGAAGAAGAAATTACTAACTATCTTAATCGAAGATTTGGAGAAGACTGGTCTTTAAAATTAGAAAAGTGCTCAGTTGCATAAATTAAAACCCACTTCGGTGGGTTTTTTAATGGGCGCAATTTAGGAGTTTGAATGGTAAATACAAACTACGTTCCTTTGTGGCTTATCTCACCATTTCAGCATGTGCATTACACATTAGTTCGAAATCAACTGCATATGGATTTGCTATTTGAGGACATGAATAAGGTCGATCAATTCTTGTCTATTGAAGGGGCTGCAGCTCAGGTTGATTTCTATTCCGAAGGTGCATATGCAGTTGTTCAGCTTGGTGATACTTCAGAAAGAAATCAGATTGAAGTGTATGGATTGCTTTTACATGAAGCTGTTCATGTCTGGCAAAAGATTAAAAAGCTCATGGGTGAACGAGAACCGAGCTCTGAGTTTGAAGCTTATTCAATTCAGGCGATCGCTCAGGATCTCTTTAAGATGTATGAGGAAAGCGAGGTTAAAAGTCATGGGGTGGAAGGGGAAAAAGCCGACTAGTTTTAGTCTTGATGTGTCTAAAGCAGCAGAAGCACATGTAAAGAATATTGTCATGGATACCGTGCAATCCTTAGTTAATTTAAGTCCTGTTGATACTGGAGCATACCGTGCTTCACATATTGTTTCGATTGGATCTGCTGATTTCGGCGTGCGTGAACCTGAAACAAACCCAATTCAAGATGCAGCAATTCAAGCTGTAAAGATTAAATTGGGCAATTTGGTTTATATCCAGAACAATAAAGCTTATGCACCCCGCTTAGAAAACGGCTGGTCTGATCAAGCACCACAAGGTATTTATGGCCTCACGTTTAACTTTATTTCTCAAAAGTACGGTGGTTAAGATGGCAATGACTTTAGAGCAAACAAGGCAAGCTATTATTGATCGTATGCAAAGCTTTACTGGTATTGCGCAGGACAGAATACAGTATCCAAATGCTCCAGGCTTTAATGTACCTAAAGATGGTGTTTGGTGCCGCTTAACGATTGCAGGTGGTCCCAGTTTTAATTCTGGCATTGCAGATAAGCCATGTACTCGCCGTACCGGTAATATCATGATTCAATGCTTTGCACGTCCCAATTCAGGAATAATTGAAATCACAAAATTGAGTGATGCATTACTTGCTCATTTTGAATATTTCACAATCGAACACTTAGAATGTTTGAATGGCCAATCTATTTATGCGGGTAAAGATGCTGATTTCATTCAGTATAATGTGAGCATTGGGTACAAGGTGAATTGATATGTCATGTATGCTGACTTTAGAAGAAATCGAAATTAAACGGCAAGAACTGGAACGGCATCTTGAAGATGTTATGTCTGTTGAGTTGAGCAAATGGCAATCTGAAAACAAGCTATGTGTTTCTGATGTGAATATACGCTTGGCTAATGTTGTTAGTCTCGGAGGGCCTAAACATAACGTTGTTACTGGAGTAAGTGTCGATTTAGATAATGAGCTTTGAGTTCAAGAAAAAGCTACTGCAAGGCGATTATTTTTAATGACCTCAGCATATTATCATTTGTGATTACATTCTGTTACAGTAATGGAAATTTATAACAAATGGTAAAACATGAAAAAATCAACTTTAGGCTGGGGTGCCGCAGGATTAGTAGCTTTAGGGATTTTTGGTTCAGGCAATGATAACTCTCCAAAACAAACTTCAGACTCAGAAAATGCGCAGAGTGCAGTAGAGGAAGTTATCGAATCAAAATATATCAACACTAATTCTTTAAATATTAGAGATAAACCAAACGGTCAAGTAGTAGGAAAGTTAGGACGTGGGGAAAAAGTTGATATTTATGAGATGAAAGGAAACTGGGCACGTATTTCCTTAAATTCCTCATCACCTCAGTGGTTATCAACAAAGCTATTATGTGAAACGGATGGCTGTTTTAAACAAAAGTCTCGATCAACCACGTCAAATAATTATCAGGCCTTAAAATCTCATCCTCATCATTCTGAAAGAAAACAGAAAAAAACCTACTACGATAGTGATTGTTCATGTGCTGTGGTGGATTATTGCGTGGGTCCTAGAGGTGGGCACTACTGTATTACGAGTGGAGGAAACAAGAGATATAAACCTAGATATTAATTAATTTGAATTATGAGACCTCCATTTTGAGAGGTACTTTATGTCTTAATCACTACCACCTCATCGGTGGTTTTTTTATGTCTATAGGAATCACTTATGAGCAATTTTGTATTTAAGCGTGGTGACACTTTCAACTTAAATCTTCAGCTAGTTGATATGGATGAAGCCCTGCAATATCCACCAGATGATGTGCGCCGTGCAATTGATCTTACAGGTTATACCTTCACTTCACAGGTTAAAGCTCTGGCTGATGGTGCTACTGTGGCCACATTAACTTGTACTGCATTAAGCCAAAGCACACAGAAAGGGTGGCTGAACATTAAATCTAGTGCAAGCACTGCAACTTGGCCTTTAGGGCTGTGTCAGATGGATATTAAAGCTGTAGTTAGTGGCACTACACAGCACACTGAAACTTTGACTTTCCAAGTGATTGACGGAGTAACAGCATAATGGCAAATCTTGTTTTTAAATTTAGTTGGGATCATCGGCCATTCCCATATAACGCCTCACAGGGCAAGCGGCAGTTTATGTTGCCATTTGCGTCAGGTATTCCCAATCTGGCACCCAACTTTTCTCAAGTAGTTGGTACTGCAGCTATCTCTCAAGGTGGAACGGGGGCAACTACAGCGGCTGGTGCACGAGCTAACCTAGGCGCAGCTGCAAGTGGGGTAAATAGTGATATTAGTGAGCTTAAGGGACTTACAACCCCTTTATCAATTTCTCAGGGAGGATTAGGAGCTGATAATGCACAGACAGCTAGAATGAATTTGGGGTTAGGAACTGCTGCTGTACTAGCGTCAACAACAAGTCAATATGATCCTACGCCGGGACGAGCACTAAGAGTCGGTGATTGGGGGATAGGGGCTGAAGGTTCTCGTGTATCTGATATGGTTGCTCCTCTTAATAATGGTTTTTTTCGAACAGATGACACTTTAACAAATGATACTGGTAATAGTATTGGTCCTTATGGTTTCTTTTTACACTGTACCCGACGCTCAATGGGTTTATATACAAATGGAAGTCATTCATTTCAGCTTGGGAAAGCTGCCTCATATTCTGCCCTGAAGTATCGATTTAATAATAGTGGTACTTGGTCTAATTGGTTTAATTTATTGACTGCACAAAATACTACAACTGATGGAAATGGTTTTATTAAAGCCGCTTCACCAGTCGTTAAGCTTTTCCAAAGTCATATTGAGCTAAATAACGATGCTGCCAAGCAACCGATCACTTTTGACAAATTAGGCACTGGTGACTATCTGATTAAGGGCTCTTTAGGCTTTGCACAGGAAGGTTGGTATATCGAAGTACCTAAGGATGCCAACGGTAATACGGTAGTAGCAGTTGAATATTCAACCTTAGAAAATGGTGATCTTTCTATTAAAACTTATAAACGTAAGTTTGATGTGGAAAAGGCAGCCATTGTAGCTGATCTCGAAAATCCACTTGATATTCCAGAAGGCCGCTGGATTGATATCCGTCTGCATGAAGAACCTGAACCAGAGCCTGAAGAGCCGTTGAGTGAAACACCAGTGGATTTCCAGCCGACTAACTTATCTCAGGCAGTTGCTGCAGCCATGAATGGCGTGGAACCGCCAGAAATCTCAGAAACAGACGAAACACTTTAATAACCCGCTTAAACAGCGGGTTTTTTATTGCCTAAATTTTGGAGAACCATAAATGAGTTCAGGCGCAAAAATTCGATTATATGCTTGTGAGGAAGCAGTTTTAGGAACAACTCCTGCAAATCCAGTCTGGTACACCGTTCGCCGTGTTACTGATAGTTTGACTGAAAATGTTACTACTGAAGATAGCAGTGAAGTAGTTGATTCACGTTTTCGCCAAGGCGCTGTTGTAACGGAAGCCGAAGTAACTGGTCAACTAGAGTTTGAATTATCACTAGGTACCTTTGACTTATTCTTAAATGTTCTCGCTTTCAATAACTGGGCTGCAAATGCTTTAAGTTTTGGTGGTGGAGTACGTAAGTCTCTTACCTTGGTAAAAGTCTTTGAAGATATTGGTCAAGTCTTTATTTATCGTGGTATTCAAGTGAATACAGGTGAAATGACGATCCAGACCACAGGCAAAATCACTGGTAACTTTGGTTTAGTAGGTAGCTCATTTACGCGACAGCAGGTTAATCCTGTTACAAATCCTATTCCAGCATCGACTCGCCCTCTGGTGAGTATGCCAAATGTTGAAAAGCTACTTATTAATGGTCAATCAATTCAGGGTAAAGCTTGTCTGCAGACACTTACCATCAACTTTAGTAATAATCTGGAAGCGATCCGTTGTATCGGTTCTGGTAAGTACACGCCTGAGTTTTACTTAGAGAAAATGATGGATATTGGCGTAAATGCTAATTTCATGTTTTCAGCAACATCTGCTTCTTGGATTGATGCTATTAAAACCCGTGATGTATTTACATTGACCTTCGATATTACAGATACCAAAGGCAGTAAGTACTCGTTTAACTTCCCGCAACTTGAAGTTAAGGAAGCAAATCACCCTGATGGTGGTGGCGATGACATTATTACAATAGATATCAATTTTGCCCAAGTGCGTACCAGTCCAACGATTGTACGTGCTCTTGTGTAATCAACTTATTCAGTAACAAAGCCTATGGAAACCCATGGGCTTTTTTATTTCTAAAAATTAGAGGTTGTTATGGCTTTAAAAGTCGGAATTATTAAAAGCTCAGACGTATCAAAATGGTGTGAATACAAGGGTGCTGATGGCGATGTACAGGCTGAGTTCAAAGTCCGTGGTATCGCTTATAAGCCTTTTCAGGTAGCTATTGAACGGGCAGGAAACCAGATCTCGTCTAAAGGCTATGATGTGATGGTCAAAGATGAAGATGCCAAGCTTTACCACGAGCTTTTAATGGATGCATGCGCGGCCCACTTAATCGAAGACTGGAAAGGTGTGGTATTTGCCGAAATCGTAGACGGTAAAACTGTTGAGTCCGAAAAGCCATATACACCTGAGAATGCCTCAAAGCTTCTTAATCTTGGTGATATTGGTATTTCAATCTGGCTATTCATTAAAGAACAGGCCCAGAAGATTCAGGAAGACGCAGACAAGGACAAGGCTTTAATTCTGGGAAAGTCATGGAGCTCTACAAATACCAAAAAACGTATGCGTCGAAAACGCCGCACGAAATCGAGCAAATCAAGTTCTTAGGCGGCCGTATTCCGGATCCGCCAGAATATTCGTATGCGGCTGATTCAATTCTTTCGGCATTTAGCACTATATGTCGATCCAGACGTTATGAGCAAAGCATACCGTTATCTTTAGATCAGCAGGCTATCAATGTCTATGCTGAGCATAATGATTTGCCAGTGGCTGCTCATATTTTTAATGACTGTATTTTTGCGTTGGATAATTTGTTTTTGGAGGAGTGCCATAAGAAGATATCAACCAAAAGCAAAGGTAAGTGACCAAATTAGGTATTGCCAGGGACTGAAAAGCCTAATTTGGTCAAAACGTCAAACAATTAAGCAGTTGCTCTTAAACGCGACTCAAAATAACGCAGTCGATGTTACAAAATACTTGATCTGGATTGACAGAAAATTACCTTTAAGGTGTTGCGCGTGATTATCAAATGATGAATAATCACCTTACCGTCAATATTTGACGGTTTAGCATTCTTTTACTCTTTCCAAGAACCTTGGTGTTTGCTTGTATGTGTTTAACATTAACTGAAGCTAAACAAAAACTTAGAGCATTTGCTAGAGATACTAGCAAAATCAAGTTAACTGCACATGCAAAAGAAAGAATGAAAGAACGCTGTATCTCTATGAAGCAAATTATTTGCTGTTTTGAGCATGGAGATATTACTGAGGGGCCGTACCCAAATACTCGTGGTGATTGCCAGTTAAATGTTTCTGTTCGCACTGCAGGCGAATACATAACAACAGCTGTTGCAATCAAGCAGAGCGAGAACGGTGAATTCTCAGTAGTAGTCACTACATTTAGAGAGTAGGCTAAATTATGTATCACTATGAAGAATGCGGTCTGAGCAATATTTGGCTGCGCAATGGATTTACAATTGAAAATGATGAAGACTATGGTGAACTCGTATCTATTGAATCTGTTCATGAGCTTCATAATGCCATTGGGTTGTTCTTAATTACGCAAAAGCCTGACTTGAATGGTGAGGAAATTCGTTTTTTACGTAAAGAACTAAACTTGTCACAGAAGAATCTTGCTGGGCTTTTAGGAGTCAGTGAGACTAGTATTAGACATTGGGAAGCTGATCGCGGTTTAATTGGTAAACCTACTGAGCTATTACTTCGTGCATTATATAAAGAGCATGTTCAAGGTGATGGCAAACTAAGAAGTATGATTGAGTCATTAAATCATCAGGAACGAACTTTAGTACCAAGTGAAATTAGTTTTTCATATGGAAATAACCATTCATGGCATCAAACCAATTGTGAAATAGCTTAGTTAGTTTTATTTGATAGAAACCACCTTCGGGTGGTTTTCCTTTATGTGACATTTAGTAACCAGTTTGTTAAAGTTAGTACACTTTATAACAAACGGTGAAATTCATGAAAAAAATATTGGCTGCGGGTTTAATTGGTCTTGGGTTGGTGGGGTGCGCTACTCCAGCCTATAATTATCAAGCTATACCTAAAAATATAAGCAAACCGCCAATTGGATCAGTTAATAAAGCATTTGTAGGGGATCAAATGCTTGAACAGGGAATGGTGGTTGATCGTGAAGTTCTAAACGTCCCTGAAAATATTAAAATTAGTTTTGCTTATTCACTTACTTCAGGCATTTACTTAAAAACAGGCAAAAATGAAAAAGGGCAATATTTTCAGCCATTCAACACTGTCAGTGGTGGGGGGATGGTTCAGAAAAACCCTTTAGCTGACCCATTTAAAGTAGTTATGTTAGATACTGAAGGTAAGCTCTGTGTAGTAACAGTATTTAATGCAAAAAACTGTACTGATAAACATCAAGCTACTATGAAGACAGTAGCAATTGCATCAGATAATTCCTTCCAACAAACATTAATTTATAGTGGAAAATTTGGAAATAAAATTAATGTCGGGTACCGTGAATTCTCAAGTAATCAAGCACGTCCTGCATTCAATAATGATGTTGAATATGATTTAAGCCAATCTAAGCAAATAGGTTATAAAGGTGCTTTATTGGAAGTAATTGATGCCACTAATCAAGATATTACTTACAAAGTTTTGAAGAACTTTAACAAGGTAGATTAAGATGAGTGCACCACAATATAAACCAATGAGAGAAAGTGAAGTTTGTAATGCTATCGGGTGGGTGTTAATAGCTCTTGGCTTTATCGCAGGTTTTTTATTTATTCTTGCATTTGGTCGAATTGAAGTAGCTTCTTACTATGGTAAAGAAACGGTTTGGTCTGGAGTTATGATAGCAACAGGAATCGGAATTATATTTAATGGATTCCTTGCAGGCTACTTATTTCAAAAAGTAGCTAGTATTCTTCGTTACCATGAGAATAAATAATATCTTGCATAAGCACCCTAGGATGCTTTTTAAAATTGGTTTAACTACCCTGCTTGGTAATTATATTTAACTTAAAAAGAACTACCCACTCATTGAGTGGGTTTTTTATTGCCTAGAGGAAAGTAAAATGGCACAAGAATCCCGTTTGGTCATTGTTATTGATTCGCAAAATGCTGAACGTAATGCGCGTAATCTAGGCAATGAACTTGTTAGCATTGAACGTAAAGGTGAATTTGCATCTAAGTCTATGGACAGCTTGTCTGTAGCCACCAGAGCTTTAGCTGGACACATGGCTGGTTTATTAACAGTAGGTTCAGCCATTTCAAAGATGGATACATATACTGGATTACAAAATCGCCTTAAGTTAGTCACTAACAATCAAGTTGAACTAAATAAAGCAACGGAAGACACTTTCCGAATTGCTCAAAAAACCTATTCAGCTTGGGATTCTGTGTTACAGGTTTACCAGCGTTTTAGTGATAATGCCAAAACTTTAAACCTCACAATGGATGACACAGCACGTTTAACTGAAACAGTTTCTAAAGCTGTAGCAATTAGTGGTGCAAGCGCAGAAGCTGCTGATGCAGCTTTAGTTCAGTTCGGGCAGGCCTTGGCTAGTGGAACGTTGCGTGGAGAAGAACTTAATTCTGTAATGGAGCAAACCCCAGCACTAGCAAAGGCTATTGCTAAAGGTATGGGTATTACTGTAGGTGAATTACGTTCAGTAGCAGCTGAAGGAAAAATTACTTCACAAGAAATTGTAAAAGCGCTTAGAAATGTAGAATCTGATGTTGATGCTCTTTTTGCTAAAACAGATATCACAATCGGGCAGTCTCTCACACTCCTAAACAACGAGATCACAAAATTTGTTGGCGAAGCAGGTAAGGGAAGTGGTGCGGCACAGGTATTAGCTGGATCAGTTCAAACTCTTGCAAGTAATTTAGATTTAATTGCTGATGGGGCTTTAGTAGTTGGTATTGGATATATCACTCGTGCAATTTTGATGAAGAGCGCTGCTATTAAAGAGGGAATGGCTTCAACTTTAGCGAGCCGCCAAGCATCTGTATTAAATGCTCAAGCAGAATATGCAGAAGCTACCGCTGCTTTGAATGCAGCAAAAGCTCATCTCGCGAATGTGCGAGCAACAAATGCAGAAACCCAAGCTAAATTTGGCGCAACAGCGGCAGCAACTCGATACGCACAAGCACAGGCAGCAGTAACTGCTGCTACAAATGCACAAACAGCAGCTCAAATTAAGCTAAATACTGCAACTTCAATTGCAGGGAGACTAGCTAAAGGGGCGTTTGGATTAATTGGTGGGTGGGCTGGAGTTGCAACATTAGGAGTAATGGGATTAGCGGCAGCCTATTCTTATTTTAATAATAAGGCAGAGGAGGCAAAGCAAAAGCTTGCTGAACAAGCTAAAGTTGCTGAGAAAGCTGATGAGGAGTTAAAAAAATTAACTGGCAATGATAAGGCTAAAGCAGTTAATGATTTAACTACTGCTTTTAATGCACAAAATAAAGCATTAGAGAAATCATCGCGTGCTGTAGGGTCTGCATTAATTGATATCGAGAACTATGCACGAGGAAATAGGGAGGTTGAAAAAATTTCCCAAGAAGCGAGAACTGGAACTATCAGCTATACAGAAGCCATTGAACGTCTAAATAAAATTAAGTTGCCTACAGATCTATATGAAAATCTGAAAAAACAGGCTGCGCAGTATGATGACAATGCATCTAAAGCAAGTTTATCAGCTGAGAAACTTAAATTATTAAGAGTTGAAGTGAAACTTGGAGGTAATGAAGCACAAAATGCGGCAATTCAGCATCAAAAACAAGCGGATGCTTTAGGAAATACTGCTACTGAAGCAGAAAAGGCAACTAAGGCTTTGCAAGATTATCAAGCCAAGCAAAAAGATAGCGTTATTGATTCAATCTATAAATCAGGTTGGCTTGATAAAGGTTACACTGTTGCTCAAGCTAATGCCATTTTAGAACTGCAAAAAGCTAAAGGAATGAGTGCAATTTTGTCTAAAGATGAAATTGATAGCGCACTTAGAAATCTCAAGATCATCGAAGAACAACAGGAGCGAGAAGATAAATTAACTGAAGCTAAAAGAAAGCAGACGCAGGAAATTGAAAAACAAGCAAAACTTACTAAACGCTTGGTCGGTATTTCCGGTCAATCCGGTATTGGTACTGGTCCACATCTTGACGTCCGATATGGTGGCTCATTGTCAGGTCAGAAAGTTTCTAATGAACATCTGGCTCGATTACAGGCGGGAGGAAAACCTTTAACTTCCTACAAGATCAGTTCTAATTATGGTCCACGAAAAGCCCCAACTAAAGGGGCTTCTTCATTTCATAAAGGTATTGATTTTTCAATGCCTGAAGGAACACCAATCACGACCAATGTTGCTGTGAAAGATATCAAGACATGGTATGACAGCAAGGGAGGTGGTTATGTCAGTGAAGTGATCTTTGAGGATGGAGTGTCTCTTAAGCTTCTACATCAATCTCCCAAGATGCAGAGCAAGGTGAAAGGTGGTGCAAGTAAAGGAAGTGATAAAGCAGCTGGTGATATTCAATCTCAACTTGAACGTCAACAGGATTTGCAACGGTCACTTGAAAATGAGGTGGCTAGTGAAGTCGGACGGATTAACAATAATAGAAAGGCAAGACTGGAGGATGTTGATAAAGCAAACTTTAGCCCGGAACGTACTGCAGAAATAAAGGCGGAAATAAATCGTCGTGCAGATAATGATATTGCTATAGCCAAACAAGCCCTTAGAACGAAATTGGAAGACTATAAGGAGTTCCAGAAAACCGAGGAACAGTTACTAGAAGAGTCCTTTAACCGTAAAAAGTTCAATGCAGCTCATGACCTTGAATTAAGTAAGTTTGAGCAGAAGCAAGCTGTTGAATTGCTGGAACAGCAAAAACAGCAAGAGTTAGGGTTATTAAAACTAGCTCAGGAACAGCGGTTGTTTCAAGCCCGTTTATCTCTGCTTTCTGAAACGCAAGCCATGCAGGAACGTTACAGACTCGAACGGGAGGAAATTCTTAAGAATACCAAGCTTTCTATAGAAGAGCGGCAAAAGCTAATCGCATTATCTAAAGCCAATCAGGATAAAGAGACACGCGATAAAGTGAATAATGCTGTTCAAAACTGGGGTGGTATCCAAGCGGATATGAATGGTACCGGAGAATTTTTCAGACAGGATCAGGAACGATTTAGCCGTTTAAATGCTGCAAATGATTTAGCAGATAGTCAATTTGCTGCTACTGATCTTGATGAAAAAAATGGTTTAGATGTTCTAAATGCACACATGGAAGCAGGACTCATCAAGCAACAGGACTTCGAAAACCGGAAAACAGCTATCATTCAAGCTGCTCAGGACCAACGCAATCAGATCGCTGCCGAATATGCTCAGAATGCTCAGGATATTGAAGATAAGTATCACCAAGATCGATTGAATGCTCAAATTGCTCTTGGTGGCCAAATGATGGGTTCACTCACATCGATGTTTGGTTCAATGTTTGGCGAGCAATCAAAAGCATACAAGATCATGTTTGCTGCTGATAAAGCTTATGCCATTGCAGCTGCAGGTATTTCTATTCAGCAAAGTATTGCAAAGGCGGCTAGTGTTGGTTTTCCAGCAAATATCCCATTAATTGCAAGTGCTATTGCACAAGGTGCAAGCATCATTGCAAACATCCGGGCAATTAAAGATCAAGGCTTTGCTGACGGTGGTTACACTGGATCAGGTGGGAAATATCAGCCTGCTGGTATTGTCCATAAAGGAGAGGTGGTCTGGTCCCAAGAAGATATTAAACGCTGGGGCGGTGTTGGCTTAGTCGAGAAAATGCGTAAGAGTGCAAACCCTGAAGCTTTTCTCAATAACAATGCCTTGGCAGATAGTGTCATGCGCCGTGCAATGATGAGCTCTAGTGCCTTTATAGAAAGCCAAAAGCAGGCTGACATCTTTAATCAACCGGTTCAAGATACTCAGATTATCTATAAGGGTAATAGAGACACACCTAAATTAGCTTCTTCTGGAAATTTAGACTTATTCCATGATGGCAAGGTCTACTTCTCATCCAATGGTTTAGTTCAGGATCGTTCAAATCTGGATGATGTTCAGGACTTTACTTTAGGAAGTACTTCACGCCCTCAAGCTGAGATGATGCCTTCAATTGAGCCAGCTTCACCGACAATCAATTTCAAAATTGAAGTGATTAATCAGGTGAGTGGGGCGACAGTTGAAGCCGAACAACTGGACGAGCAAACAGTCCGGATCATTGTTAAAGATGAACTGGATAAGCAGCTTCCAAGAACGGTACCTAAGCTTGTAAGTGATCAAATCGCAAATCCAAACTCAACCATTAGTCGGTCTTTGACTGAGAATACGACAGCGAGAAGAAATCGTACTTAATAATTTGAACCCTTTTCGGAGGGTTCATTTTCATAATATTTAAATTTCAAGGTGATAGAGTCTGTTGGCATTAAAATTGATGGTTAAGACATGAAAAAAATAATTGTAATTTCTACAACACTTTTAGGCCTTACGGGATGTGCCATTCCTGCGGTAAATAATCTCGTAAGATCCACAAATATGTATCAGGATGATGTTTCGGGAAATACTGCAAATTTAAGGGTTTATAGAAGTAATATTCCCATGGTGCAGTTCTATATTACTTATCAAAATAATGAGGGTGAAAAAATTTCAAAAAACCTAATAACTAAGCAGATTTCAAATAATTTAACAAAGTATGGCTCTATGCATGAGCCCAAAAAATTAAATATGCCTAAACCCACAATCAGTTTAAATAATGGTGAAGAGTTTTTTGAGTTTAAAGTACCCGCAAATAAGAAGTTAACTTTCAGGCTTACTTCTGTTATTGGGTCAACTACTATGTATAGTTGTGATGTAAAAATGGACTATCAGTTGGAAAGAAATGGAAATTATGAATTGATCCGTTTAAAACAGATCAAAGATTTTGTGAATCCAGCTTTACTGACTGAACCATCTCAAGATGAAGCCTACTGCAAGTTTGTAGTAAAAGAGATTTTTGAAGATGGTAAAGAAACTATTATTAAATCGATTTCTTAATGTTAAATCGTTTTTGTAATTAATTTAAATATCTAAACCTTATTTCATCAAACCACCTTTCGGGGTGGTTTTTTATTACCTGAAGGAAAGTTATGTACAAGTTAAAGCTAAATCCTCAGACCAGCGGCTATGGCGTAACACCGGGTGATGATGTGAAACGTCAGCAGATGGATGGCGGTCGTGGTCGCTATTACATCGATGTGAAACGTAACAGCCACATTGTTGATGTGAACTGGAACTTAAGTAAAACCGATTTCAATAAAATGATGGCTTTCTGGCGGGTCTACCAGAACAAACCAGCCTCATTTTATGCGGATTTGGTGATTGATCAGGGAACACGTCAGCAATATCTATGCAATTTCATTCCAAACTCGTTCAAGACCAATGAAGTCAACGGCAACTTATATCGTGTGAACGCGCAGCTCGAAGTTGTTCAAAACCAGCCTAACCTGAATGCCGATATAGCATTAATTAAAGATTGGGAGGTCTAATGGATAACGAATATGCCAAGTTCTTTTTCAATCGGAAAGTTGATGTCTATCAACTGGAGTGTATTGAGCTATCACATCCTTCTTTTATGAATACTTATCGGGTAGTCCGTAATGATGACCGAGGTGTCTATGTACAACATAAGGAAGGATCCGGTCAGGTCTATTATGAGTTCTTGCCAGTCTCTATACAAAGATCCGGAATGCTTGGTGATCTGGACCAGACATTAACCGTTTCTATCTCTGGTCTAGGTGATGTGATGCCTGATGAGTTTGAACGGGTAATCGAAGGGCAATATCCAGATGTAAAGCCAACCGTAAATTACCGGATTTACAGTTCAGACAATCTGAACTCTCCAATGTTTTATTTACTTGGACTGCAACTCTCAAGTGTCGCCATGAACCATAAAGCTGTGACATTCAAGGCTGAATCACCACGATTAAATACCACTAAAACTGGGGACATTTTTGCACTGGATCGCTTTAGTGGTTTGAAGGGGGCTATATGAAAAGTCATGATCATTTGCTCGATAGGCAATATGACGAGGATCACTACAACTGTGTTCACTTTGTTCATGAAGCTGCAATGGACCTATATGGCATAGATCGGGCTGAAGCGCTTGAACTCTTTATGCAGCCTAAGGGCAAAATTACTTTTTTATCTTCACGGTTAAAACTTTTAAATCCGCTACCCATGCCCAAGGAAGGCTGCATAGTCGCCTTCCATCCGAGACAAAGAAATAAGCCCCCGCATGTGGGGCTTTTTCGTGGGCAAAAGATTCTTCACCTCATGGAAAGCGGAGTCACTTATTTGCCTGAAGAGGTTGTGATGGAAATGGGGTTTAATCGGGTCAGTTATTATGATTAAAGTTATTTATAAAAAAGACGCTTTGTCTGAAGAAAAGACAATTGAGCAGGCTCAAACCATTGGGCAATGGCTCACTTCAAAATATGAACATATGCCTGAGCATGTCCGTATCTTTCATACTACAAGCAATATGGATCATGCCGAAATTTCATTTGCGAATGAAGTCACACCAAAGAATGCATATGACTTAAAGCAGCTTGATTTCTTACCGGGCACTTTTATCGTAGTTGAGAACCCTAAATGGGTCGCGGCTATTGTTTCGATTGTGATTAGTATTGCGATCGCATTTTTAATGCCAACGCCATCAATAGCACAAACGACTCAAAATACTAACCAGTCTTCTTCAGCAAACAATGAACTTTCTAACCGGGAAAACAAGATCCGGGTGAATGGTCGTATTGCTGATAACTATGGAGCTGGGTGGAATACTCCCGACCTAATCGCAGTACCTTACAAGGTATATGAAAACAACGTTGAAGTTGAGCATGTAGTGGGCTGTATTGGGCGTGGACACTATAAAATCAATGGAGCTTATGACGGTGAAACCAATATTGTCGATATTGCTGGCGCATCGGTAGAAGTCTTTCGACCAGGTGTAGATATTGTTTCAGGTGAGCCATATTTCTCGCTTGGTACCGAAATTACCACGCCGCCACTAACGGTTCAGCATCAAACTTCTGTTAATGGCCAAGTTTTACGTCCTGCTGATACACAATCTTTAGAAGGTACGAACTACCTTCATTTTGCATATCCAAACGAGATTCTTCGGGCAACGGCAAACAACACAGATTTAACCACTAAGTTTGTAAGTAATGACCGCGTAGAAATCACCAATGCCTCATTCACGTTTAATGGCCAGACTTTTGATTTAAATGGTACTTATAGCGTTCTATCGGTAGCTGATGACCGTATGACGTTATCAAATCCGGCGGCCGTTAATGCTAACTGGTTAAAGCTTAAAGAGTTAAATAACCAACAAACTGCAGCTTTGTCACCAAAGATCAGTTCAATAGGTGAAAAATGGATTGGTCCATTCATTCTGGACAATGTTGAACGTAGCCGGGTGCTGTGTAATTTTGTGGCCACCAATGGACTTTATACCGTTTCTTCAGGTGGGTATCAGGCCGCTGTTAATGTCACGATTGAAGTTGAAGTAACACCGGTAAATGAATCTGGTGCAGCGATTGGTAATCCGATGCTGAAGCAGATCATTTTGAAAGGTTCGGCAAAGTCACGTCAGACCGTTGGTGCAACACTTGATATGGTCACGTTTCAGGGGCGTTGTAGTGTCCGTGCACGCCGTTTAACTCCGACTCCGACAGTCACAACAGTTGTTGATGAAGTAAAGTGGCAGGCGCTTTACGGTGCTTATCCTTTACAAAGCACAGTGTATGAACATGAAACGGTTTTTCGTGCGCGTACTTATGCAACCACTGGAGCTTTATCTGTTAAGTCCCGCAAGATCAATTTTGATCTTCAGCGAATGTTGCCGACTTATAAAAACGGGGCAATGACAACAGAGCTATATCCAACGTCTAGCTTTGCTGATGCTTTGGTATCTATGGCACTCGATGACAAGATTGGCCGCCGTTCGATCGATGAGATTGATCTTGAAAACATCTATCGGACCTATAATGATGTAGTTGATTATTTTGGTACGCCGCTAGCGGCTGAGTTCTGTACTACCATTGATGATACGAATCTATCTTTTGAAGAGCTGGTTACCAATCTTTGTGATGCGGTGTTTTGTACTGCATATCGGCAAAACAATAAGCTCAAGCTTTATTTTGAACGGCCAACTGATAACTCGGTAATGCTGTTTAACTTCAGGAATATCATTCCGGATAGTTACAAGCATGACCTGACCTTTGGCGTGATGGATGACTACGACGGACTGATCTATGAATACACGGATCCGACCGACGATAGCCGTATCAATATCTATTTACCGGATAAAGGAGCCAAAAACCCAAAAGAGGTGAAATCTGTTGGTGTACGAAACAAGTGGCAAGCGCATTTCAATGCATACCGGATTTGGAACAAGATGCGCTTCCAGCGCAAATCCATTACCTTTGATGCGGCACCAGAATCAGAATTACTGGTTTTACGTGACCGGATTGCTGTAGCGGATTATCGCAATGGTATTCATCAAAGCGGTGAGGTGGTACAGCAAGAAGGTTTAGTCCTCACCTTAAGCCATGATGTAGATTTCATTGCAGGCAAGAGCTATGTGATTTATCTGCAAATGGCGGATGGCACAGTGGACCTGATTCCTGTTACACCGGGTTCAGCCAAAAATAAGGTGGTTTTAGGGCGGTTGCCGAACGGGGCCTTAAAGCTAAGTCCTGATGATTTTGTAAATACCATCTATACAGTAGTTAATGATGATACTAAAGGTTCATTGCCTTATCTGGTTGCAAAAAGAGAACCGGTTGACCAGTTCTCTAATACTATTACAGCAATTAATTACGATGAGCGCTATTACCTCAACGATAAAGACTTTATTGACGTGCCGGTTGATGATTCTCCAATTTACATTCGATATGACCAGCTGGATATTAATCTGGCGCGTTTATATCAGATGCAAAGAGGGGATTTGCCAACGACTGGCGAAATCAGTTTTGTAGTTGAATCTGGTGCACTAGTTTCTAGTTCGAGTTCTTATCGACCGGAAACCAGATTTGTCTATAAATTCGACTACAACTCCAGTCCGCCGAAACAGGAATTTATTGCCCCTGCAGCGACTGAACTACCCGCCATTGATACTGGTGAGTTCCCACCTGATCTGGTGGTAAATCTGACTATTAAAGGTGCTGTTGTTGGGCGTGGTGGTGATGGCGGTTTACCTCATTTGGCATTTGGCGCATGGGAGTCCGATCCGGATTACAACTTTACTAAAACCCGACGTGATGGGTTTCAGGGAGCACCCGGTTTATTGAACCGGCACAGCAAACTAAACCTGATTATTGATGGCGGCACTCTAGCTCGAGGTGGATCTGGTGGTGGAGCAACACCAAGCGGTATTTACACTGGGTTGTCTTATGGTGTTCAAGGTATTCCGGGTGGAGCTGGTGCACCATTTGGACGGGTCATGACAGGCCAGCCAATTTCAAGCGACTCACAAGATTGGCGCTGGTATTTTGGAAGTTACTTCAATGTCTTAAAAATTACTGATGCCGAAGCTTCGGTACCCGGAAAAGGCTACCGAACCCAAAATGACCGTTATGGATCCCCATTATCAGGTGATGGCGGAAACTGGGGCGAACGTGGTACCAAGTCTACTAATGATGGAACATGGAACTGGAAATACCATGGCACAACTGAAGGTCAGCCGGGGCCAGGTGGACCTGCAATTGTGGGAGTTGCACCACTGACAACTCAATTGATTAATGGAGGGAAAATCTTACAAACCCTTTAAACCTTATAAGAACTTTGAGCACCCAATTCGGGTGCTTTTTTATTACCTAAATTTTCTGGAGAAATTAATGGAACCAGTTTCCACTAGCGGTTTTACAGCACTTTTAAAATTATATGGGATTGCAATCATGGTGACTTTAGCAGTCGGTTTGGTTGCAGCAGTTGTATTAATGACTCGTATGCCACGCTCACCACAAGAGTGGGCAGTTGGTTTGATCTGTACGGTTGTATCAAGTTTGGCTGGCGGCTCATTCATTATTGTGAAGTGGGGACTTCATGAATGGGTTACTGATGTATGGGGGATGATTGCTCTAGGTGGGTTCTTCTTTGTTTGTGGTTTACCCGGTTGGGCTTTAGTCCGTTGGATTTTTAATTTTATAGATAAACAGGAAGGTAAAACGATCGTTGAAGTGATCAAAGAGTTTAAGAAAGCCAGAAAAGACATTGAAAACAG